CCCTGCGTGCTCAAGCTTAAAAGCATGGCTATATACAGGAAGAGTCTATCTATTTTATAAAAGGCTAGTCTACTTCTATGCCTCTATTTTGACAGTCAATCAGATACATAATATCTGTACAAGATGGGCAACCATCATGGTGGTCATGCAATGGGTCATTGCATTCGCAAGCTAAACAGCGTTTTTCTGGAATCCTTTGGTCAATTTCATATAAATATTCTTTCCCATGATTGCATTTAAGCATGTTCCAGAAATTTATAAGATTCCAGTAAATCGTTGTATTTTTTATCCATTTCATAACAATCTCCTTTTTAGTTGTAAAAGAAGAGAGCTTTTTTAGACGAGGGCTGACTTAGTATAAAGCCTTGCAAAAAAGACCATGTTCCTCTAGAGTCCACGTTCTTTTTATATCCATATTAATAACATACGTAGGTCTTCGCTTATAGTATGTGTACCAAATGGTGTCCGCTTTAGGCGGATTGTAACTAGTATATCTTTATACACACCAGCCCCTTGATTCATCGACTTGCCGAGCCGAGTCTAATTGTTTTGTTTAACGTACAAGAAGAGAAAAGGGGGTTTCTAACCCCCTTTATTTATTCAACCAATTTCTTTTCTATCTCCTGAAATTTATTTATCATTTGCGGTGCATTATCCATCATTGAATCCATAACAGTAGCCATGTTTTCTCCAATGTTCTCTATCTGTTTCTTTTGCACGTGCAATAATGCTACAGTTATAAGATTTCCAAATTCTCCTGCTGATAAATCAACAAGCTTTTTATTTTTATCGAATGGCAATTCCATTTGTTTTGTTCTCCAATTAAATTGTTTTGTTTAACATACAAGAAGAGAAGCCCCCATTTCTGAGGGCTTTCCAACTATCGTACTGAATTATACCCTGCCATGAATGCAGAATGAGAATCCTTAACGACTTTCTTTACCTTGGAAGGAGATGCCTTAGTGGCTTTAAATGCTTTTGCTGTTGCTCTTCCAAGTTTGATAAGTGATTTCATAATTTTCTCCTTTTGAAATTGTTTATCGTACAAGAAGAGAAGGGGGCTTTCGCCCCCTAAGTTGATTAGAATGGTAATTCTCCATAGTTATTGAAGTCATCCTGTTCTTTTGGTGTTAATTCATCATACCAATTTTCTGTGCTTAGCCATTCATCATCTTCTTCATCATCATGGAGTAAGCCATGAAACATTGCTTTATCACGTGCTGATATAAATTCTTCTGCATCTAGCTCTCTCTTGCTCTTGAAAGTATACATCAAGTGAACAATTACAACTGTTAAAGATAGTATCAAGAAAAATCCAATGATAAGATTCAACGGCCATAATAAGATTTTAACAATAACATTCTGGCTGTATAACCATGTTATGTAATTAGATAGAACAGTTGGTGTTTCCATGTTAAATAGTTTATTAAGTATTGATTTCATAATTATCTCCTTTAGGTTAAATACTCTTACGATGTGTAAGGATTTCATATAAGAAGAGAGGGCTTTTATATAGTATATGATTAGGATGCGTAGCATACCTATTGGGTTACGCTAGTAACCATGTTCAACGAACAGTTGAACTTAATTCAATGAACTCAACCAAGTTCAACCTAACCATCCTGATTGAATGGGGGGTGGTAACTAGGTAAACCTCCCACTCCCATTCTAATTCTAATTCCATAAGAGTACTATGGAACTTTAAGTATCCTTAAGTCGTTGCATAATAGAGACTTATAGATGTATATTAAAGTAAGAATTGAATATGGATAGAGATAAGAAGATTATACTTGAACAATTCGACCTGATAACAGGTAGATGGGAAAAGGTTGAAAGAACAATTGAAGAAATTGAAAACATGAATAAAGTAGATGAGCTAGATTTAGACATGTTAGATGCTGAATACGAGATAATTCAGCGTTCAATTGAATTAGAACTAGGTATAAATGATAAGAGTACGGATTAAGTTACTATTAACTTGAGTACACTTATAGTGTACAAGTTACATGTAAAGAGATAACTCTACATGTAAAGAGTACAAGTACTTGTATACAAGTAGAACAAAATATTGATTGGAGTCACTATTGGAAATAATCGAAAGATTATATCAGCGTAAGAAACATAAGTTTCATGTATATACTAAATCTGAAGTAGATAAAGACCCTGATATGGGTTATTGCTACTGGAAAGATGTTGAGTCAACCTCGCAATGGTGCTTAACAGATGATGATTATGTCATGGAATGTCTGTCCATCAAAGAATACACAGATAAGAACGGCAATATAAAGACGTTCATAAAGCTGTCAGGTGGTGTTGGATGGGACACCGCCTCTTCCAAGATACACTATGAGCTAAATAAGGCTTATGGAATCTATGCTAAGACTAACCCAGCAAAGAGCTGGGAAGAGCAAGAGATAGGTTCTACACGTGGTAAGAACACTATTAATGCATATGCCAACATGATGCTTAATGGAAACGTAGATTTTAAGAAATTAGCTAATGTATATCGCCCTAAAGACAAAATACCAGAGGCAACAGTACGTAGATTTCTAAAGAACAAGAGGATTAAGATGGAAGTAGAAAAGAAAGTAAAAGAAATACTAACTGAAAAATCTATCAATAAAGAATTTGCGGTAGATAATCTGATAAGAGCGTTGGATATGGCTGAGCATAAGGGTGACGTAGGGAACTTTCTAAAAGCAAATGACCAGATAATGGACTTATTAGAGATGAAACCCAACAAAGCTATCACTACAGATACTGTTGAAATGATAGATACTAAGACAATTTTAGACAAGATAACTCAAGAAGAGGAAAAAAAGCTTGTCATGTCACGAAAGGAAGAGACCAATGAACGAAACGAATGATATCGAAGTCTTACAAAGACAGATTGAAGTGGCAATTGGTGCATTACACGTAATTGCCGTAATGGGAGAGATGGAAGCTAGGCAAATCTCCGAAATAGCACTAGATGCCTTAAGAGAGATGGAGACATACGGAATGATGTATGACTTCCTACTCCAGAATGACTGAATTTGTTTGAATATTGCCCCTTAATCGAGAAATGTTGTGGGTTTGCAGGTAGATATAAGGGTAAACAATATTGTGGCCTAAATAAAGGCGATTTAGAAAATAATGAATTGCACAAAATAAAGAAATGTCCCAAGAAAACAAGAAAAAAGAAATAAAGCTTTTACAGAATAAGCTAAAAGAGAACATGATACTGTTTGGTAGTATTATAAATTCTAATATGTTTTCTGTGCCTTCCCCTGATTTCCATTATAAGATAGCAGATGTACTAATGGATGACGATAGTAAGCAGGTGAATATAATAGCACCACGTGGTCATGCTAAATCCTCTATTGTTGGAGGTGTCTACCCCCTTTACCACATACTACACCACAAAGGTGCTAAGCTAATAGTCTTGGTATCTAGGACTCAAGACCATGCAATTAAATTACTGGGTACTATAAAAGATACATTGGATTATAGCCAGCAGTTAAGAGCTATATATGGTTATTGGGGACAACATAGTGCCAAGACTTGGTCTAAGTCAGAGATAGAACTAAAAGATGGTTCTATGATAATATGCAAAGGTACTGGTCAGCAGTTACGTGGAATAAAGGTAGGGAGTCAGAGACCTACGCTTATTATAGTAGATGACCCTGAAGATGAAAACAATACTAAGACAGCAGAGGCTATGGAGTCTAACCTTAGATGGCTATTGCAGAGTGCCGTTCCTTCGTTAGACCCAATAAGAGGGAAGATAGCTGTTATTGGTACTCCTCAACATCAAAGATGTTTAGTGGAGATATTAAAAGAAATGGATGGATGGGTAAATATGCATTTTGCCCCAGATATTGATAAGAATATAGCATTATGGGAAGAATGGCAACCCATTGAAAAGCTTCAGAAGAAAAAGAAAGAATTAGAATCTATTGCTAGAGTATCTGTTTTCTACAGAGAATACTTATGTCAGATAATTGGCGATGAAGACCAGCTATTTAATGAGAAATATTTTAAATACCATGACTATGACTATAGCATAGATGGTGAAGGTAATCATTTCTTAACAGATAAATCTAAGAAAAAGATTCCTGTGAATATATTTATGGGCGTAGACCCTGCATCCTCAATAAGAAAGACTGCTGACTATTCGGTAATTATGCCGATAGCAGTAGATAAAGACAATAATAGGTACGTGTTACCTTACTACCGCAAACGTGCTACGCCCATGAAGCTTGCTGAAAGCATTATTCAGTATTTTAAAATGTACAAACCATCCAAGGTTCGCATTGAAAGTGTTGGGTATCAGGAAATGCTAAGAGAATACCTGAGAACTAGATGTGATGAGGAAAACATCTTTATATCTGGGCTTGAAATAAAAGAATCTCCAAGGACATCTAAGTCTTCTAGGCTAGAAACTATGGAGCCTTACTTTGCACAAGGTAAGATGTATTTAAAAAAGGACATGCTAGAGCTAAAGGATGAGCTATTGCTATATCCACGTGGTAAGCATGATGACCTTTTAGATGGTATGTTCTATGCAATGAAAGGCATTTACAGACCAAGCCACACAGAAGAAACTAAATCTTCCAAGAATGAAAACTATGAAAAGAATTCACGTTCATGGAAAGTAGCATAATGTCTAGTAAAGTAACATTTAAGAAAGGACACAAGCACCCTAAAGATAAAATAGTGTTTTATAATAAGAATGCTATGACTTATTATGATTGGATGCTAATGGGGTTGCAGTTTTTTCTTAATGAAGAAAGGATATACCCTAGACCACGATTCCAAGGAGGATATTATCTATTAAAGGCATTTGCCGAAATATGCTCAAAAGGTGAAATGTGTCCTGAAATACTCAAGAAGTATAAAATACCTTCCGACCTTAACAAATAATATTAAGGAACTTAAAGTAATACTTTAACGTATAAGTCTCAAGTGCGTTAGCTACGTGCTTATACTTATATGCATAATAAAACAGAAAATGTCCAAAGAACTCACGACCTTCTAAGTGAGTATTCTTCCGCTAGGGAGAATTGGGCAAAGCAAGCTGTAGAAGATAACGAGTTCAGAAATGGTAAGCAATGGACAGACGATGAGGCTACAGCTCTAAAACAGCGTTCACAACAACCTATTGTAGTGAATGTTGTTTATTCAGCCGTTGAGCAGGCTAAAGCAATGCTCACATCTAATAAACCAAAATTTCAATCTACTGGTAGAGAAACCAGCGATAATAAAGTAGGCAGAATGTTTAGTGATATTATGGCCTATATCTGGGACATCTCTAATGGTAATGTCGAATTAAAGACAGCCATTGACGATTACTATGTAAAAGGCATGGGAGTGCTGATGTCCTATATAGACCCAGATGCTGATTTTGGCTCTGGGGAGGTTAAACTAAAGTCAGTTGACCCATTAGAAGTATTTATAGACCCTGCATCTAAAGACCCCTTCTGTAGAGATGCTAGTAATATTATTGTAGCAAAGATTGTATCTGAAGATGTTCTAATGAAAGCCTATCCTGACCATGCAGATATTATTAAGGAATGTCAGGAAACTACTTATATCAATGTGCCATCTGAATCAAGATACGGCAGAGAGTCACAACAAGTAACTCTAAAAAGAAATCATACTGGTGAGACCATTACTGGAGAACGTGAACTTGAATTAATGGAGCGTTACAGTAAGGTCTTTATGCCATACCATAAAGTATACGACCCATTTATTGATGAACTTCAAGTGTTAGACCCTGAAGAATTTGCTCAGTATAAAGAGTCTCCAGCAGTATTACTTAGAACTCCTCAAGGAGAACAGATATTAACAGATAGTAAATCTGTAGCTGATTACTTAGCAATACATGAACAAATGGGTGACAAATTTCATTTGATGGTTGACCCAAATACAGGTCAGCAAGTTCCTATGGCTGGCCCTGAGCATTTAGGTTCAATACCTAATTCTACAACAACTATAGATATTATAACTAAAGGCCATCTTGTGGAAGATGGTAAAATAATGGTTAATGACATTGAGATATGTCAAATCAAGCAATGTGTTGCCGTAGGTGATAAAGAGTTATTTCAAGTTGTGCTACCAATAGAGGAATACCCAATTGTTCCTATTATGAATGGATGGAATAGAAATCCATATCCCATGAGCGATGTACGATTGGTAAAGGGTTTACAAGAGTACATTAATAAAATACGCTCTTTGATTATAGCACATGCATCTACCTCTACGAATACGAAGTTATTGATTCCAAGGGGAGCCATAAATAAAAGGCAATTAGAGGAAGATTGGGGTAAGGCTGGAACAGCAGTTATTGAATTTGACCCTGAACTTGGTACACCAATAGTAGCAGGGCCTGTTCCATTACCTAACGAACTCTATAAAAATGAGGCAGATGCAAGAAATGACATAGAAAGAATCCTTGGTATCTATGCAATGATGCAAGGAGATGTAGGTGCATCTCCACAAACATTTAAAGGAACAGTTGCCCTTGATGAATATGGGCAAAGAAGAATTAAATCTAAGCGTGATGACATTGAAGAGTCTATCAATCAATTAGCTAAGGTAGTAGTTGGACTAATACAATACGTTTACAAAGATGAAAAAGTAGTGAGGTTAATGCAACCTAACAACATGCCTAAAGAAGTAGTAATGAATTCTCCTATATACGATGACTTAGGAAACTACATGGGCAAAATTAATGACATTACTATTGGTAAATATGACGTTATCGTTTTGTCAGGTTCAACATTGCCATCAAATAGATGGGCAAGGTTTGAATATTACATGCAATTACATGAAAAAGGTTTAATAGACCAAATAGAAGTATTAAAGCAAACAGATGTCGCAGATATGGAAGGAGTGTTGCAAAGGTCAGGCCAGATGCAACAAATGCAAGGTCAGATACAGGCACAGGAAGAAGAAATCAAGAAGTTACGTGGAGACCTGCAAACAGCTCAAAGAGAGTCATTGCATGACAGGAAAAGAGTTGAGGTTAAAGAGTTTGAAAAGAAACTTGCCAAGGCAGAAGCTAAAGTTGAGATGGCACAAAAATTATATACAACCAGATTGGCAGATGAATTAAAAATGGCAAAAGAAGAAGTAGAACCTGTTGCCGATAATAAACAACGTCAAATGAATGAAGAGTTGTTAAGCATAGAGGATGAATAATGAGCTATAGAGAAAGACAAGAGTCATTAGAGCGTAGAGCAAGAATAGCTCAATCAAGGAGCAATCCTGCTAATAGAGAGCAAGCACGTAATGCATTAGCAGGAGTTTTTAGTGGAATAACTGGTGGAATAAAAAATGCTTACGATAATTTTAAAGAAGACTGGCGTATAGCTAGAGACCCTAGTCTTGGGCAACAAGAATACGGCACTTCTCCGTTACAGCAAGCTATGCATCTAGAGCAAGCTGGTAAGATGAATCCTCAAGCCCAAAGAATGCTCGACCACTATAGACAAAATAGTCCAGATGAGTATAATAGGCAAGCAGGTCTAATGGCAGATGGAAGACATGGAGATTATGGTAGGACTCCTATGGGGACTAGTATTCCTAATTCTGTTAATACTGCTCCTATAGCTTCACAAGACTTAACTCAGCAAGCTATGCCTGAAGGAGTTGCAGGAGCACCTGAACCAGTCAATACTGCTAATATGAGTCAAGCTGTAGCAGATGGGAATACGGATGTAGTTAATCAAAATCTTTTAATGCATAAAATGATGAGAGACCCTTCAAAGATGACATCTAAAGGGGTAAGTCAAATGCAACAGATGTTAAACAATTTAGGAATGACAGATAAGGACGGAAATCCGTTATCTGTCGATGGCAAGATGGGCCCCCTTACTGCATCAGCTATGGAAAGATGGAGAGCAGAAGTCCCTAATATTTCAAGTACAGGGACAGGAGAACCATTGGAATCTCCCAAAGTAGTATCAGGATTTAATCAAGATAGTGTAGTGGGAGCTGAAGAAGGAGCATTTAGTCCTACAGGGCAATGGAATCCTTATGCAATGGAAACACAATCACAATGGGATATTGTAAACCAAGGACATGGTGGAAGAGGTCAGCAAGCAGGATATCAAGATATACAACAAACTATAGGAAACCCTGCTAACGACCCAGTTATGTGGGGAGTAGATGATTTAAAAAGTATTACCAATCCATTAACATATCAAAATGGGCAGGTAGTTCCACAAACAAATATGGCTCAAGACTTTATGAATAGAGCTTATCAAAATCAATTTGATAAAGCCTACAATATGTCTGATGAAGGCCTAGAAGATTTTTTAAATAATTGAGGAAGCGGTTGCTGGTAATAACCAAATCGCAAAGGAAGTAAGATGGAAACTGAACAAATATTGGAAGTACGCAATGCTGACCAACCTCCAGTAGAGAACCCACAAGTTGTGCAAGAGCAACCTGTAGTTCCTAATGGAGTTGTGCAACCTAATGTAGCACAGGAACCAATTGCAGAAACTAACGAGCAGGTCACCTCGTCAAAAGATGACCACACTCGTTTCGAGTACTGGCAGTCACAGGCAGATAAAGCCAAGAGTGAGTTGAATGCATTGAGACAAGAAGTAGACTACTACCGAACTCAGGAGCAGAATACTGGACTCTCCAACGGACAACCTCAAGCATACCCTGAACAACAAGGATTGCAAGAGAATTCATTGAAGGAGCCTTCAGAACCTGAAAGACCAGTTAGTTACAACGAGATAGATGCTTATAGTGACCCTGATTCAGAGTCATTTAGGTATCGCTTATCTAGAGATAAGTATCGAGATGATTATATGTCATTCTTAAAAGAGAAAGACCAGAATCGTGAAGCTCAAATGAAAGAACAATACGAATATGAAATGCAAGTACAGCGTGATAACATGATGAGAACGCAAGCTCAAAGCCATGCTATTAATGCTTATGGATGGGAAAATAACAAAGCAGACGAGTTCGTTCAATGGGCAAGCAATCCTGATAATTTGACTCTTGATAATCTAGCTAAGCTGTTTGAATTGAGAAGCAATCCTAATCCAGTTGTGCAACAACGTACTCAAGAGATGCAAAATCAGGCAGAGCGTTTAGCCGTACCCAAGACAGCCGTTGTGCAGTCTGGGACTGCTGAACAGCCTAGAACTGAAGAGCAACTTTTTAGTGATGCATTGCTGGGTAGGTAATTAATAATAATAAGATGATTGGAGTTAAAAAATGGCTACAGAGAAACAGCTATATAATGGAGGTGCATCTAGCGTTCTTTATACCGATAGGAGAGATTTTTATGTCGACCCACAGGTAACAAAAGAGCTTTGGACTGACGTAGCACCTTTTACTACTCTTATTTCAAACCGAGAAACTCGTGATGTGCCAGACCCTATTTTTAAAATGTTTGAGCATCGCAATCCTTGGGTGAAACAAGAGTTTGCAATAAATAAAGGAACCCCTGGCACTATCCCTGATAATGACACAGGATTAGGTTCTTTACCAGTTGATGGTATTGTAGGACTATCCGCAGTTGATTCATCATGGGTAGGTCTTGAAGTTGAAGTATGGAATTCAGCTCTTTCAACTAACAAAGGTGTAGCAATTGTTACCGCAGTTGCATCAAGCCAATTAACACTAAAAGCATTAACAGGTGGAACAATAGTTCTTGCTGACAATGATGTTTGTAAAGTTATTGGTAATGCACGTGGTGAAGGTTCTTCTGCTCCAGAAGCATGGTCAGATGAGCTAACAACTGTTTGGAATTCTACTCAGATATTCAAGACACCATTACAAGTTACAGGTACTCTTGAGGCGGCGGTTTTACGAGGAGAATCTAGTGAGTTAGCACGCCTAAGAAAGATGAAAGGTCAAGAGCATAAAATGCAAAAAGAGAAAGCATTTCTTTTTGGTAAAAGACTAGGTGGTACTGGTCTTTCAGGTGCTAGTGATTCTTTTGCTGATAATGGACGTACAGATGCTGATGGCAATTTAATTCGTACAACTTACGGACTTATCCCTGCTATTGAAGCGTATGGTGCATCTTCAGGAGATGACCAGAATATCTTCACATGTGGTAATAGTTATGCATATGCAGACTTTGTTGATGACATGGAAAAAGTATTCCAGTATGTACCAGAAGCAGGTGTTAAGCGTGCTTTCGTAGGTGCTGGTGCTCTAGGTTATTGGTCAAAAATGGATACGCAAACTGCTAATACTATGGGTAAAAACTCAGGTTGGACAGTTAATCTAGGCGACATGAAGCGTGATGCTCTTGGATTCAATTATAGAGTTCTTGAGACACCTCATGGAATGTTGCAGTTGATACCAACTCCTGCTTTGAGAGGCACATACAACAAGTATATGCTTGTAGTAAGCGATGAGAATCTTTTTCATGCTCAGTATAGACCAATGGTCTATCAGGCAAACATCAAAACAGATAATGCTTTTGATGGTGTAAAAGACCAGTTTATGTCTGATGAGGGACTTGGGGTTCAATTAATTGAGTCTCATAAACTCTTTAAGATAACTGCTTAGTAGTAAAGGTTAACAACAGGGGGGCTTCGGCTCCCCTGTACCTAGGATAAAATGGCTACATTTAAAGAAAAAATGCAACAGTTAGTAGGAACGATTCCTAGTACTGTAGCTGATAATGACTTAACTGATTTTTTAACAGCAACTGCTGGAGAAGTATTGCAAGTGATACCTGATAGCATTGCTATAAGATATACGTCTGATAATGAACAATCAGATGATAGTGGATTCAATGCATCTAATCATAGAGTATTAGGGGTAATAAGAGATGGATTTGAAGCCCAAGAAGTATCTGAAGGAATGAGGGGGCAAGTGCGTGATTCTGATTCTATACATTACAGAAGTGAAAGAACCCCTGTGTACTATTTTTCAAATTCAACTATTACCATCTTACCTGCTCCTAGTAGTAGTGAAAAAGCACAAGTAAAGACAATCGCTTATCCAACTGTTGCTCATGGCGATTCAAGTATTACTGGGTTTCCAGATACAACTGAATACGCAGTTGTACTAGGTGCATGTGTAAAGTATTTACATGATGTTTTAAATACTGCATTAAATGAAAATGAAGATGTTGAAATGGCTCAAGGTATAAAAATTCAATCTGATAGCATACAGCAATTATATAGAACTGAGCTAGAAAGGATAACAGCCATAAAATGAAACAAAAGCAATTACATGAATTAATCCGTATGCACCATCCAGAAATGAGAGAAGGTGAAATAAGATTAAGATTAAACAATGCCTTAAAAGAATTTTGTAGAAAAACAAGAATACTAAAAGGTGCTTTTCAGTTTGATACTGTAGCTAATCAAAGATATTACGGCCTTGATTCTAAAATTATAGAAGTACAGTCAGTTGACTATGATGGAAAAGATATAAAAAGAGTAGTAGGTAGACCAGAAACAAGGGATTTAACATGAAAGTTTACTGGATTGAAAGAGATGCTATTGCTATTGCAAATACTTCAAATCAGGAGACATATACAAGTGTAGATGAAGTTAAGCAAGTAACCATGTTTTGCTTAAAGGAAGACGATGATTTTGTTTCTGCTAATACATCTTCTACAGGAATTGGTATGCAGGAAGAGCCTGTTATACCTGATGAATTTCATGAAGCATTGGCTTATAGGGTTATACAGCAAGGCTATGAAAGAAAGCCAGAAGCATTGCAATTAGCTGGATATTTTAAAGCACAATTTGATGGCGTTGTAATGGAAGCAAAGAAATCTGCTAATAAAGACTATGATGGTAGTTCTTATGCTATAAGAGGACATGACTATTAATGGCTTTTGTTTCAAAACTTTCAAAAACAAACAATAGTATTGGAGATGCATATTGGCAAGACGTATCTCAAGAATGGCAATATATAGAAGCTATATCTAAAACAGGTCTTGATTTTAAAATTGACGAATATAGCTTGACTCAAAAGTTATTAGGTTATTCAAAACCTACATATACAAAGCCTAGTGCTTACGCAGTACCAACTACTGCATCAATAACAGTATCTGAAACAACAATGACGAGTGTATAATGGCTACCTTAAATAATAAAAAAGTAAAAGAAACATTTGGAGATTTACTAACTGTATTAGGCAGTACTAATGGCGAGGGATTAACAAGCTCTGTAAAAAGAATATTTGACGGAG